TGTATTTGTCTCTATCCAGCAGCGAGCACCACACGATAGTGGCTTATGCGGTCTATAAATGATGCGCGCTATCTCATTGCCAGCCTTGTCTCTGATGATTGCCTCGTGAGCGTAATCGTTCTGTTTGTATGTTTTTACCGTGAGCACGGGTTCATCGGTATTCTGCTTTGTATTTCTCTTAAGAACGTGCTGGTTAACATGAATGATCTTCTTCATTCTTCGCCCCTAATCTTACGATACGCCCCCACAGTCTCTGGATATAGATCCGTAGCAATCTCCAGACATGCCTCCGCAACCTTTTGGATCTCCCATTGTGCGCCTTCGTGCGTTCGCAGATCGATGAACTTCAAGAGATTGTTCAGGTTGACCGTGCCATAATACTCTGTGTATAAGTTCTGCGGCAAGACGCCTCTAGCTTGTTCTCGGCAAACTCCAACATCCATTAGGTCATCATACAATTTTAATGAACTCAAATGGTGCATGCTTACAAGTTCTGATGCTTTTATCTTTCGCGGCTCTGATGACATTTCGCTAATAACCGTCATAATAGGATCGACTAAATCATCGGCATTGCTAGCCTGTCGATTGCTCTTGTGTTGCGTGCGGAATAACTGAGGCTCATAAAATTTAATGTTTACGTCAGTATACCTCCGAGATATCTCATTATAAGACCAAGTTCTGTGACGGTGGTGCTGAGAACGCACAAACAAAGGTACGATAAAGCGGTAAGTAACAACACAGTGCTCCAACGTGGAAGTATGCCTGTGCCGTATAAGGTAGTTAATAAGCTTCTTATCTCTTTCATTTAGAATGGCCTGTTCTTTCCCAAATGATACGCGAGCGCTATTGACAACAGTAAGATCAGTACCAACGTGTTGAACATAATCGACTCTTCCATAGTTATCTCCGTATAAAGGGATCTTTTTAGTATATAGCATTATATCCTCTCCGGTGACTCTGAAAAGGTAAGATTTACTGTTTCTATATTAAAATTATTTTCAATATAAGACTTCCACCGATCTTCGCTATCAAAATTAATAGTGACCATTCCAGCCTTAATTCCCCATATTCCAACCTTCCGAAGAATATCCACCTTATTTATGATAAGATCCGTCACGCCATTAATATCAATTGACCTTCGAAGATTCTCCATATTTAGCCAGTTACATTGTCGAGGTCGGCCGGTTGTAGCGCCAAACTCCGAGCCTTCTTCTTGAATCTTATCAAAAATTTCTCCGTAGCCGTGAAACCTCTTGGTGCCGACATATGTATCGTATGCCTTTGCTACACCATAAACGCGACGGATAGACTGTGGTGGGATGCCATTTAAAAGCGCCCCAGCGGTCGTACAGTGGCTCGAAGTTACAAAAGGGTAGTCTCCCCAGTCAATATCTAATCCAAAGCCCTGTGCGCCCTCACAGAGCACCACAGCCCTATCCCCATTGTATAGTTCATCATAGAGATCTATCAAGTACCGACTACCAACCAAATCTGGGTGTCTGCTGGCTGTCATTCCGCATCGATCATATTTATCACGATAGGCTGGTCCGTTCCCTCGCTTGGTAGTGCCAATCTTTGTGTCTCGACGATCCTCCTCAAGATGCTCATTTGTAATAATATGTGCATTAGTCGCAATATAAATTAATCCCTTTGTATTGATTCCACCATTTTCCAGCATTTTAATTTCACTGTGGAATTGTTCCAGATTAACAACGCAACCGCTGCCAATAATGGACTTAACTCCAAAGAAAACACCCGCTGGAATGTGGTGTGTCACAAACTTGACACCATTATGATAAATGGTGTGACCAGCATTACACCCGCCATTAAACCGGATACAATGCGTATATTCCCCACTCTTTAAAAGGTGGTGNGTCACCTTTCCTTTGCCCTCGTCGCCATATGACAGGCCAACAACAACATCTGCAATCATAAAAAACCTCCTAACCATAGAAATATATCACAGGCTAGGAGGTTTGTCAAGTATTTATTTGATTTCTTTAATAAGTTCTTTAATATCCATTCCACCGCAGTCAATTTTCTTCTTAGTACAGTGATAATGGCTAACGATTCCAGCAAATTTCCCATAAACTACATCTTGGACGTATGTTGTGGAAGTATTTCCGTTGGCGTCTAATGGAGTTTCATATTCGACATCTGAGCAAGACTCAATGGCTTTCCAGAGTGCCTGTGCTGCTTTAATTTGAATATCATAGAAGCCTGTAAAATCATCTAGTTTTTGTCCGTGAACAATCACATCCTTCATTATTGGACGCTCGCCAAACCCTCTTTTCTTGTACCAATTTTGATACTTAGGGTAATAGGCGTTTGAAATTTCTACACCGACTGAAGCCCTGTTCACGCGCCCGCTAGAGCCATGCCAAGCGCCGTGCTGCATGTCCAAAGTCTGGAAAATAGTTCCATCATTGTCGATGAGGAAGTGGACGCTAATACCACGTTTATTGAGCACATCATTACATCTGGTGCTATCCAAACACACATCCCAGTGATTTACAAAAAGTCGGATATTGCGCTTTGCTCTGCCAGTGTAATCATAATAATTTCCCGGCTTTGAAGAAAGGCCGCCTTCCTCCGACCATAATACCACCTTATCCCACTCAATGGGAACAAAACTACCATTATAAACAAGATAGTTAGAATACTTTCTGCTAACTGGCTTATGATCATCGATATCCGCTTGTCTCTCAGTCCAAATTCGACGAAAGGTGGTAGGGCCGCACAGCCCATCGGCAGATAGGCCATTTAACTTCTGCCATTTTTTGATGGCCCTAACTAACTTATCGTCAAAATACTTTTCTCCAAACCAACTTGGCTCCCAGCCAAGCTGTGTTGCTGAAGATTTATTATAAAAGTCTTTATTCATATTTGATTTCCTTTAGGTATTACTCCCATGACATAATTATCAAGAATTAAAGTAATTGTTCCAAAATCCTTTGTTTTTATTTCCTGGATCATCTTCTTATCAACTAGTACTTTATCACCGGGTACAACGATAAACCGAATATCATCTGATACTCCAACGACTTTGGCTACTTGATATGGGTCTTCCTTCTTCTGATAATCATCTGGTAATAACAAAACAGATTCCTCCGCCTTTTGTTCTTCGAAAGAAATCCGGATGTGTCTATTGACTGGCATAAACTTCATTTTTTACCTCTCTTTTTTAAATTGCGCAAGAATCACTATCACAGAATTTTGTACCTGCGCCTTGTTGATTCGTCTCAAACCTCTGAACGGGTGTTATATCTTCAATCATTTTATTGTATGTCTCAACATCGATTGCTTCATACGGGGCTTGTTCATATCCTGTGTTGCTGAGACGCAAAAAAGAAACGGCTTTCAGTCTTGTCTCATACATCTCTAAAGCATTTTTAATCTGCCCCTCTTCTTCTGGCTGGAATGTAACAGTGACAGAGACGGAATTATCTGCCCAGTAATGTTGATACTGTGCCGCAATTTCCAATTGCTCCCACATTGTAATATCTTTCTTTCCCTTATAATAATGCGCCTCTTGCACAGGGAATGAGACAACGCTAGTATTTGGTGAATAAGCATCGTCTTCAATTGGATATCCAGCATCTGCAAGAGTTGGAAGCAGATCGGAATCCTTGGAAAACCTGATTCTACGAATATAATATTCATCTTCTGGAAAATGAATACCGGGTGTGGATCCGTTTAATAACGAAACAGTGCCAGAAGGCTTAATTGAAGTCATTCTAATTGACTTTGGGATACATAACCAGTTTGAAAATTCTTGATCAAGTTCTTTAACTGCTTCATATGCCTTGTCGCACCATTCATACATTGTGCGTCTCCCAAACTTAGAAAAAGCTTGAACAACTCCTGACTGTGAAAGCCCAATACGACGATTCTTTAGCATCTTGGCGTTTGTTTCAGGCCAATGCGTATTCGACAGCGTGATAGTTTTGCCGTAAAGATAGGCAATCTTTAGAGTTTTCATATAATCTTCGAAAGAATCGTGCTTTGCCGGGAATGTCTCTACCAAGCAGCACAACTCAGCATCTTCTAGCTGCTGCTCAACACAAGGATTAAAGCCAGCAACGTGCTGATCGTCATGACGAATGCCATCTTTGAAGCGGCCTCTGGTTCTGGCGTTATCTAGCCAGATATAGCCGGGTTCTCCGTTTTTCATACTCTGTTCTGCGTGCCAAGTATAGTCCATACCAACGATAGCGTGGAAAGAATTGTTAGAACCCCAGCGATGGTGATATAACTTTTCTTTGTCATTCTTCATCTCAAGGTACTGATGATCATCATGAGCACCCATAGCCAAAGCAGCGGATCTGCGGACATTTCCAGCAACAACGCAACGACCAATAAGGTTCTCAGTATCGACGATTGTTACAGAATCGATTAGCTCTCCAATAATAGGCGTATAAAGTTCGCGCAAAGAATCGTGAACTTCTTTCAGAGGCCCAGCACCACTAGAGGTGCCACCAAAACCCATTATTAACGCACCTTCTGGTCGGATAGCCCCATAATCAAAATGTGGCACTTTTCCGCCGAGCAAAAACCCATTCAATAACATATGGACCGAATTAACCCAGCCTTCGCGACTGTCATCGATAATGTGTACGTCATTAGTATATTTTGGCTCTGTGATGGTTACTGTGCCTGCGCCCAAAGTATCGAATCCAACACCAATGCCGAGCATCAAAGCATCCATCATCCAAGAAAATAAGTATCCGCCTTTTGTGGAAATCTCTTTTGTCGAGCGAAAAGCACAATTAAAAAGACCAGCAGCAGTTCGCTCTTCTACAAACTTTGTCCCCATCATCCAAAGGCCACGACCCGGAGGAGTCCATTTTAAATTAAAAAGCCTATCGTATGCGTCTTTAGCCGTTGCCTGGGCTTTGCTATCGTTCCATTCCAGACCTAGAAAATAAACATGTTGTTTTTGCATATCGAACATCCCTTCGATAACTCTACGGCAAGTCTGCCACCACTCCTCTGTGCCTTCCGCATCCGGTGAAAATTCATTTAATCTTCGAGAATACGTTCGCTTGAACGTTACATAGCCCACTGGTCCCCATGGTACCTCTTTCTCTATATACGGTAAAATAAATTGTTCTGATAATCTAAACTTTCTAATATTCGCTTTCATCTATTTGTGCTCCCTGATTTTCTTAATTTTGTATATTTTTGTTGCAAAAGTTGTTTTTGCATTATTGGTGTTAGCGTCACCGGATTTAGCGGTGCTTTTCCGCCTGTACTTGTGATGCCATTTATGAGGTTTTTAGGCGCAAATTTTATAGATACAAGGCTTGTATCCATAAATATTGGGTATACCATGCCATCCGGGCCATTGCGGTTCTTAGCAATAAAGATTCTACCAGTATTTGCTTGCTTGTCTTCAATGGTGCGAGATACGGAGAAAATAAGATCAGCTACAAAACATTTACTGAAAGCTTCACTGATTGACTCCATTGTAATTACTTCTGCATTTAACCCCGTTCTGTTTGTCTGAGATGCTGTCCACACTGGACACTTAAACTCAGTTGAGATAGCGCGCATCTCTTCATAAATAGATTCCAATTCGTTACGCTTCTCTTTTCTTATAACAGTTGGCCTTAAAAGATCGCCGTAGTCTATAATAATCATTCCGGGGTTTATACCTCGCTTCTTAAGTTTTGAGAGATGTGCCTTAATAGTGTTGGTTGAGGCTGATTTAGTAGGATATTCCTTAATAATCAACTTTCCTTGAATACCGTTAACTTGTTCAAAGATTTCTTCTTTAAAATTTTTAATATCCGAAAGAGGATACCCAGTAAGACAAGAATCATATCGATTTGCCACAACTGTGTCTTGCAACTCCAAAGTATAGTGTACAACATTCTTGCCAACACGCAACGCCTCAACTCCTAGATGTACGAGTACCATTGATTTACCCGCACCCGTTGGCGCAATAACAACGCCTAACTCGCTCTTACCCAAACCTCCCCCGGTGATCTCGTCCATTTCCGACCAACCTGTTGTAACCGGCATCCGATGACGAGGCTTGAATCTTTCTTCAAAATCGGTTAGATAATCATATCCGAAATTATTATCAGATCCGAGCTTTAACGCATCATTAATCGTCTTGCTAATTTCATCAAAGGAACAAGTCTGCAGTAGTGCCACAGACTTCATCATAGCCTCTTTCAAGTTTTGTTTACGACAGAAATCAAGGCTTTGCTCCTTGATATAGTCGATATCTGTAAGTTCTCGATACTGAATTTTTCTGAAATAATCTCGTACCTGTCGCTGGATAACCTCGCTTTCTCTCTCTAAATCGGTGTTTAGAATGGTGGTAATTGCCTCAGTCGAGGGGTGGATACTGTATTTTGTTCGATAATCTAATATTTTATTAACAAAAACTCGCAGGTACTCAAGCTCTAAAAAATTAATATTGAGCACCTCCGTAATCTGATCAGCGAATGGACGGTCATCATAAATTAATTGCACCAATCCCTCTTGGAATGTTTTCCCATATTTACCAAAACCAACATTTTCAGAACTATTTCTCATGAACTCCCCTTGTTTAAATATAATAACACTTGTTCCCACAAAGGTCAAGTTATTTTTCTGAAAGGGATCTTTCAACCCGGTTCAGGCCAGTCTTTAAGTCTTCCCATTTCAGTTCGCCAAACCCATCTTCTTGCATCATCTTTATGATTCCGGTTTTATTGAATCCGCCTTTAAATGTTTCAATCGTCTCCTCTACTTCCATTTTTGATTGGATCGACATCTTAGGAGCGTACAATTGCATCATATTATAATTATGTTCTATAAGGCTCTTTCCGTCTATGATCCTATCAAATATTTTAAGATTTTCTTCGGCATTTTTACAATGTTGTATAACGTGTTGAATTGTATAGGTTTTTGATTCGGAAAGAAAAGTTAATCTTTTTGCAACAGTTGCCAAGCCAGCCCCCTTGATCCCTGGAAGGTTGTCGCTAGAGTCTCCAACGATCGCCCTAGCTAACGCCATATTTGTAGGATGAACTCCAATTTGTTCCACGATTGTCTTTCTGGTCATGACTTCTTTTTTGACCGGTCGCATAAGGATGGTTTCGTTATCACACAATTGCATAAAGTCTTTATCGTTAGAGACAATTATTTTCTGCCAGCCTTTATAATAAGGCATACTAGTAACATACGCTATAACATCATCAGCTTCAATCTCTGGAATATAAGTTTGAATAATCGGCATTTGATTGAAATATTCCATAGTTCTTGCCTGCTGCCACTTTTTGTTTTCGGAACACTCTTCCGGTGTCAGATTGGCATAGGCTCGGTTAAGTCTTAATGGCTTTCTGCCGGCCTTATAGTTCTTATCAATAGCCTTTCTCTTTTTTGAACCATTGGGGCCATCCCAGATAATTAAAATTTCGTCTGGCTTTATTTCGCGAACGAGCTTCTGAAGGATCTTGAAGAATCCCTTGATACCGCCAATCGGATTGCCACCCATTGAAAGGGACGGATCCACAATATATGCTCTCAAATACGCATTTAGCGCATCGATTATCATCACTCTTTTAGTTTTTTTCATCAATTAACTCCATGGTGTTTACGCCGGTACTCAAGCAGGGCAATTTCNTTGTGCTTTGCCTCAATCATAACATCCAAAGTNTGNCCATAGTCACTAAATGGATGGATGATCCGATCTGAATGAGCCTGTGGCTTGATTTTGTAATTTTGATATTCTTCACATCGCGACTCAGCATAATGAACCACAGGGGTGATACCCTCTGGCCAAGTGGAAATAGCGAGTTCCAGTGCTTCTTTCTCACTCAGCCCACCATCATGTAGGCGATGATGATGATAGTCAAAAACAATAGGAATACCAATCCTACGGTATACACTATCATATAACTCTTTGGTGCTGTATAGCGATTCTTTATCGTCATTTTCTACTGTTAACCTCGTTTTTACACATTCAGGCAATCTTTCGAAATTGCGGCAGAAATTGTCTAACGCGAAAGGCTTGTCTCCATAGGCCGCACCAACGTGAATATTCAATTTTGCGTAAGGGGTACGAGGCAGCCCAATCAGATCAAACAGTTCACCATGAACCGTCAAATCCTTCTTAGTCATGTCAAAGACTCGCTCTTTGGGGGATGCCAACTTATTGAAATGGCCGGGATGCGAAGTTATACGCATATGATAGCGCTTTGCAAATTCGCCGGCTTTCCGGCAATTGTAAGCAATTTCTTTGTAGTCTGGCAGATCTGTTAACTGATACTCACTTGCCCATGGGACAACATCTGACGACATGCGATAAAAGAAAATATCATTTTCTAGATTCCAGTCAAGAATTTTATTTAAATCCCTGACGTTTAATAATGATAATTCAGATGCATACTTGATGCCTCGATCGTCAAATGTACGACGGATCATACTTCGATTCGTAGTGATCCGCTTCTTCTTTGGGCGATTAGAAAAGCCCATATTGATGCACGCATACCCGTAAGTCCTTCTTCTTTCTTCCAACACAAAAAACCTCCTGATTGATATATCAAGTATATCAGATCAGGAGGCTCCAGTCAAGATCTTTTGTTATTTAAAATCTGACTACTACAGCCCATCGGCCATGCACCCAGCGTCCATGCGGGTTGAAATGACCCGGAAGCCACTTCCAAATAAAACCGGATCTATGATGTGGATAAACCCAGTAATTTTTGTGGCGATGTGGATGAGCGCTTCTTGCAATTACAGCCGGTGGTCTAGCAGGTCTATATGATTGGTGCTGTGCGTGTCGATGATGATTGCGGTGGCCTCGATGGCGGCGCGCCTCAACATCTCCACTACCCAACATTAATGCTACTAATATATTAAACATATGCTATCCTCCTATTCTTCAGACGTATCATCATAGAATTTATTCGCATTTTCTTCTCTTTTATCAAAATTTTGTACTACTTCTATATCAATTAGTTCTATAATGTTTTTCTTGAACTCTTTATCATTTTCTATCATTTTGGCCCAACGAGAAGGCTGAAACTTTTTTGTATACCCGTTTGGCATTGTCAAAGTGTACCAAGAACCAGCGGATTTCATATATTTAGAACCCTTAATCGCATCAAACCAACTTTCTTCGTCTTTAATCCCAATATCTTCAGTACCCCAGAGAATCCTGAAAGTGCAAAATCTGCCGGCAGTTCCAAATCTTGATTTTTCCAACCTGCACTTAACTTCTGAACCAATTCTAAAACCTTTCTCATCTTCAATAAAAGCAGACTTTGCTTTGCGGCCTGTAAGCCAGATTCTGAGCGAATAAGAATATTGCATTGCTCTTCCGCCCGGTGTGACATATGGTGTCGTCATAGCCGTGATTCTGGCCATAGGGCCACTAGTAATGTTAGCTTTAAGCTGATTTAATACAAGAAAAGTTGCTTGCTTGTCAGCAATGGGAATAACAAGCTTTGACATTCCCTTTGCAAGAATTCTTGCCTTTACAGCCATTGACGAGTTTGGATTAAAATCACCTTCAATATCAGACATAGCTGGCGTCAATGCTAAGCTGTCCCAAATAAATAATAATTGGTCACTGCTTGCACCCAACAACTCCTCCACAGTTTCTAATACGAATTCTACGGAAGCGGCCTGAATATACATCAAACGCGACAAGTCACACCCTGCTCTTTCTAAGAAAGAGGGGTCAATAGCAGACTCAGAATCGAAATATACGACAATCAACCCCATCTTCTGAGCATTGGCTGCAATCTGACAAGCCATATAAGACTTACCGGTTGCCTCCAATCCTGCAATTTCTGAGATCTTACCAACCGGTATGCCGGCCGGTTTGCCGCGACAAATAATAGAATCTAGCCAGCGAGATCCGGTAGGAATCCACTGCTTTACTTCAGTTGGNTTCTCAGCGGTCAAATCATGTGCCACAGTTCTGCCGGCCTTTTTGTTTACAAGGCTTAATAAATCCTGAACAGACACTCTCCCAGTCTTAGTTTTTGCTTTTGCTTTTTTAGCCATTTCTCTCCTCAAAATAAAAAAAAAGCACACTTTAACCGGTGTGCTAGCGGCAGAACAGATTATAAGCTATTCGCAGCTTTTAACTCTTCATATGCGCTGTCGATACTGTTGCTGCCATAATTAACGGTTTCCCGCGAACGTCCTTCAGCACTAGTGTCGCTTGCCATCTGCTCGTCAAGGATAGCATCTACCTGTTCAGGCGTCAACCGCTCAAAGAGACTAGTAAAATCAGGCATAGTATCCATGATTGAGTGAATGTGATCCCCATTCTCGTGGAGTGGTGAAGTGTTGCGACTCATCTTAAGACTAGTCTGTGGGAAAGCTCCCGGCTTTGTAGGCTTAGTATAAGTCAATTTGATATCAGTTCCAGACTCTTCATCGGTGATATCGCCATAATCGGGGTCAAGGATATATCCAAGCAACATCTCATAAGCTTGCTTTCCGTATCCGTAAACCTTGATTCCATCATTTTCCTTGCCTCGAATAATAACAGGCGAGAAGTAGCGAGTGCGAACAAAAAGTGACTTGGCGAGGTTNTTACTCTCCTGATCATTAGTGTCTACACCCTCACGCCAAAGTTGCGAGGCAAAGTCACAAATTGGGCAGCGCTCACCGTAATTGCGCTTCGGACAAAGCACGCCGCCCCTGTGGTTTCCGACATTGTAATGGAAGAACATCTCTTTTAGAGGATCTCCATCATTTGACGGTACGATTCGAATAGTTGTCTCACCCTCATCCGGCTTGAACCAGACAGAGGTGCTCGAATCATCCTTTCCGTTGTTACGAAGTCGCGTCAATTTCTTGCGCATCAGTTCCATATTAATTCCCATTATATTTCTCCTTGTGTTGGGTAAAGTATATCAAGCGATCCTTGATATCTAGTATACTACACTTGAACTACCATGTCAAGTGTTTTTTTGTGTAGCGTTTGTGTGGGCAACGCAAAACCCAAAATCGGTTTCTAATTCAGTCTCATATATTGAATATGATATATTTCTAAATGCATTCCTCGGCTTTCGCTTCAGAATATCTACATATTTTTTGTGTAATGTTCCGTCGTTTTCTAATCTCCCTTTGTTGATATTAAGATAATAGCATAAGTCGCGAGGGTTGTCAAGATCAAAAAACCATTTTTCCTCAAGGTTTTCCATATTCAAGGCTCCAAGCGATCTAATTCGACAAACTTCTGACGGATTTGTTTGGACTCCCAACTCTGGCTCGTTATATTCAAAATAATTCATATAATGAATCGTCGAAAAAATAGTTTCATTCAAGGTCTTGTAATAATTTTTAATTGGCACATTCCCCAATATTTTTTCAATATTTTCATTGGATACGATAGTCATTGACTTAAAAAGCCCAGAACGAGCATATTCCTGCAGAACCCCATATGCGGCTCTTTCAACAAGCTTTGGAATACCAGCCAGCAGCGCTGTGTCAGGTTTTATATAAAACAAATTAATATTTTTATTTTTAATCTGCTGCAGCACTCCCAGCGCATAATTCGAACTCATTGATGAGCCAACAATAAAAAATTGTACTTCGTCATCAATGTCTTTAAAAAAGTTTTTTAGATTTGGAACATTTTTTTCATATTCTTCTGGATCTCTGAAGTCTTTTAAAACTTTTTGGTTTTTGCCTCTTTTGATTTTGGAGGCTAGCCGATATACATTGTATTCCGGCGTTGAACTAAATAGCTCTGCAATGTTTGAAGCAGCATTGCCCAATCCTACAACTGATATCAATTTATACCTCTTTTATTTCAGATCTCTTAAGTTATAATAGTCGCGACCAACGCTAATATTTGACTTAAATCCGCCATGTTCAAAAATTTCTTTTATTTTTGGCAGCAAATCTTTATCCTCTTGTGCAAAATCTATTGCAACTTCATCGTGGATAAAAAACGCAATATATGACTTCCTTCCTTCCAAAAGGGCATCAATTTCTATCGCCCTGTCCAAAATTCTATCGTTTGTTGTGCTCTGTACTAAATAGCTCAAGGCTTTTCTTTCTTCCACCTTTATTCTTCTCTTATACGGATTATTAATATAACCATTTTCATACCATTTGTCAAGGATATTGTCACGATTATATCGTTTATTTTCTACCACATTTGAGTCAGGATTAAACAGCCAAGCAAAAAATTTAACTTTTGCTTCTTCTCTGGTACAATTGTCATTGAAAAGATTTTTTACATTCCATTCATGAACATCGCCTTCGGGCTGTGGCTCCCCAATCAAATTAATAAAAGTTCTAACATCAGCACTGTTATAATCCAGTTGCAAGAACCAGTCGTTATTTGGCTTCAGGAGGCTCCTAAAATCTTTCCGCACCGATAGTATTGGAAAAGTTTTTGGATGCGTTGTGAGGCGTCCTGTGGCTGCTCCAAACAGGTTGTAGGATATATGACGGTGCTGTAAAAGCTGAGAAACCTTTTTCCTATCTTTTGTTGATAACTGAAGATTTCTGCAATCGTCAATGTTGACATTTAGCTCTTGATATTTAATTTTATGCAAAAGCTTGTATGACTCACTGAGAAGTGAATAATTC